CTGAGCGCCGCCTCTCATATTAAATAAACTTTCATAAATGGCTTTAGGGTAGGCATCTGGGGCACTTGGTTGTGCTACGATGTCAACAGTTACTATATCAAAATCGCTTACCCTACCGCTCTCATTTACGTTGCCACTGCCTCGACTACTAACGCCTAATTTGGCGCCACCTTTAAGTAATGCTTCGGCAATCTTACCCATTGGAGTATCCAATATTTTAAGTTTACCGAATCCATCTGCTCCGTCGACCCGCATGTCTGTTATCATGTGGCTAACTCTATCTAAATTTATTTGTAATTCTGTTGGATGATCTAATTCACCAAGAACAGTTTCACCAGATTTAATTCTACCACCAATTGATTCTACAGCCGTCTGTATTTCTTCTTTGGGATATACTCTTCCGTTCTGGTTTTTGACTTCGCCTTGTATAAACAGTCCGCTCATATGCATAATTTTACCATCATTAGATGATTCAACTACAATATTTGCTTTATCTGGACTATAATACTCGAATAACTGTCTTGACATTATGTCTCCTTAATTACTTAACTTTTCCTGCTATAGGACTCTCTGATTTCTCAGCATTTACTTTTGCTGGGGAAACAGATGCTGGTTTTTCGCCAATGTTATCGCTTACTGGATTGTCTTTGGCTGAATCACCTTTTTTGCCTTCTGCACCGTCTTTACCAAAAAGTTCTTTTTCGTCTGTTCCGAAACTTTCTTTCTTTGGAAACTTAGGTGATGCATCGTGGTCTGCACTTGAGTCATTTTTAGCAGATTGATTTTTACTGAAGTTAGTTGCTTCTTCTAGTTCTTCTTCAACTTCTTCATCTAAGTCAATTTCTTCTTCAAAAGATTCCATTTCCATTTCGTCTGCTAATTCGTCTTCAGCATCTTCAATTTCTTCTTCGCCTTCGTCATCTGACATTAACTTTTCGAATTCTGCTTTTAGTTCATCTAGTTGTGCTTCTAAATCGTCAACTCTGTCTTCGACTTCTTCTTCTTCAGACTCTTCTTCACCATCTATTTCCACTTCTGGTTCTATTTCGTCTTCGATTTCGTCTTCTTCTTCGTTAACACCTGATTCATCTGCATGAACGTCTGCTTCTACTTCATCGTAGAAGTCTTCACTTGGTGAACCTGCAACTGTTTCTTCAACAGCCTCTTCTTCAGACTCTTCAGCCTCTTCAACTGCTTCGTCTTCAGATTCAGATTCTTCTTCAACAACTTCGTTGTCGATTGCTTCTTCTAGAGCATCTTTATCTAAGAGATCTTCATAAATCTCTCTGGACTTCTCTACCATAAAACTATGTAACAAGTCTTTGGCTTGAGCATCGTCCTCTGCTAAAAGATGTTCCAGTACTTGTTCTAAAACACTTTTATCTGACATCGTAATTTCTCCTTTAAACTCAGGCAACGCCTGATATATCGTAATTGTATTTAATGATAATGTACTGTTTTATGTAAAAAACGGTGTTTTTTTGAGGTATTTTAGTTATAACAAGTTATAAAGACCTGTTATTTACTACCTCTATGATGTGGTCTGCATACTTTCTATGTGCGTATGGTGAGTTATGATTGCTTACTGGGTAATGTGTAGTTTCGTTTCCTTGCTCGTCTAAGTGTTTAGGATTAAACTGAGCATAGTACCCAGCACCATTTTGTAACAAGTATTTATCAGGAACGAAGTCCCAATTAAAACTGCCTATTTGGTGATGATCTTCTATCAAACCCGTTTTATCAAATTCGCTAAATTCAAAGGTGTTTGGGGAGAATAAAAACGGCACATTATGATTTAATATACTCAGTAAACCACTCTGCAACACATAGTAATCATTGTGTGCTTTTATGTTTTCATCAAACACATAGTATGCATAGTCCTTTAGTGCATTTACTCTGTCTTCATCAATGTCTTGATAACGTCTTGCTTCTTGACTTATAACTGTGTAAATGCTGTCGCACCAAATTTGAGGATCATATGTTTTGCCATAGTTTATATGGTGCTCGTGATCAAAGTGATCCCAGTCAAAATCGCCAAAGCAAATTTGATCATATGCTTTGTTATGATCGTAAGTGTTATCTAGTTCTTTGAGTATTTCAAATCTGTTTACACCAGTTGCATTAACGATCATTAAATCTGGTTGTAAGTGTTTTAGTGCATAGTCAATCTGTGTACGAATACCAAAGTTACTCATACCGCATCGTGCTAAGTTAATGTAATTGTAGCCTAGATGTTTTGCTACTAGATAACCGAATTCAAAATTGGGATATAGTGGATCGCGGCAACTCCAACTGCAACCGCAAACAACAAGGGTCTTCATTTAATTATAGTAAGCCGCCTGCTCCGCCACCATCAACTGGTTTGGCATACATCACAGAAGCAAGTTTTTTGTGATTTTTTGCTTCTTCTTTTTTGAGTTCTCTGATCTTTCTCAATTTGCCAAGTTCTTCCAAACTAAGCATCTTTTTTCTAGTATCAGTTTTATGCCTTTGATTAATAGTGTCTTTGGCTGGTTCGTAAAATTCGTTTAGTTTCATATTATATTCCTGGGTTTCCGCTTTCGTCTCCAAGTTCTCCTAATGTGTCTAGTCCACCAGTGCCATCACCAGCATCAACTGGTCCCATGTCTATTGGTGCAGTAGTAACATCACTGCCTGGTTGCGGTCTTACACCTACTTGACGTAAGTCTGCTGATGTTGTATCATCTACAGCATCAACATCAAATGCGTTTTCTTCTGCCCACAGTAATTCGTTTCTTCTGATTTCGTCTTCGCTTAATCCTAAGTACTTAGCAAGTTTGAACTGTGTAGACAAGTAAGGTATGCCTTCTAGTGTACCAAACAGTTGTGTTCTTGCTTGATCTAATTCTAGTTCTCTATAAGAACTGAAGTTTTGTGGTTCGCCAAATGTTATATCAAATAAACTGTTGTCTACTTCAACACCACTTGCTTTTAAATAAATTTTGAATTCTTCATTGAGACTTTTGATTATCTGTCTTTGCAGTCTTTCACAGTATTTGGCAAATCTATATTCCTGTATGTATGCAACACCCACCTTACCATCATTGTAAGGTGCTGACCCATCGTCTGGTCCTGTTGGCAAGTAACTGCTAGGTATACGCAAACCTCTGATCAGTTTGTTGTTGAAAAACTTGAGGTCATCAATTTCCCCTAAGTTACTACCACCTGGTAGTGTGTCAACTTTACTGCCTCTACCATCTGCCGTTTGTGCAAAGAAGTAATCTTCTAACATACTCATTGGATTGTAACTGCTGTCTGCTATATTTTGACCATTTTGTGACTTGTTAGGTATACGTTTTTGTTGTACTTCATACTTAACACGTTCTAAGTATTGTTGTGCTTTGTGAGGAGGCATGTTGCCCACGTCAATAAAGAACACACGTCTTTCTGGTGCTCTGTGTACACGATAGATAATGATTGCGTCTTCTAATAATTCTTTTTGTTTGTAAACTTTGAAAATAGGATCTAGTATGCTGTTACCAAAAGGCCATGTTGTTTCCATGCCTTCACTCATGCTGATGTGTAACACATGTTGTGCATCAACTGGCATAGCATTATTGGCATCCGGGCCATAACCTGAACTACTGCTTTTGAAACCTGCACTTGATTGTGGGTTGGTGTAGTCACTCATGATTGCACCTGAACCATATGGCCTATCCTGATTAGGTGACACACTGGTTGCCGCTAAATCTTTTAAATGTAGATCTAGATTTTTAATAAAGTATTGTTCGATCTTTTTGCCATTGCTTTCATTTACTAGCACTTTTTCAACTTGATAAGGATCTACCCAATATAATTTTTTAGTTTCTGGATCTCTAATAAAAAGTTGGTCTCCGTATTTAAGTGTGCTACGGAATATTTTAAAAATACGTCTTGGCAGTTCGTTGAGTTTGCACCATTTTTGTAATCCTTGTTGTATAACTTTGATTTCTGGATTGCTGGGTGTATCATTGTAATTTATTTTGAACGGTACTTTGGTATCTTCTTCTTGTGTACAAAACTCTGCTATAATATCCAATGCGGCATTGATTTCTAAATCTCTATCCATTGCATCATACTGATAATATCGCATGACCCTATCAGGTGATCCGCTGTAAACTTCTGGTAGCCAACTGCTGTATCTACTAGCATACATGTCTGCTTTGCCGTCAGTGCCTTGTACGCCTGAGGGTAAACCTGCGTTATCTACCGGATTAAAAAACTTTTTCCAACTCATATATTTCTCGTATTAGTTATAATACTATATTTATCTCTTGATGTCAATCGGAATGATTGTTATGGAGTGTTATGATGCGTTATCGGCTCTAAGTTCATTGGTAAGGTCATCTTGTGCCTTAATTAGTTTTTCGATTTCTGCTATTAAAAGTTGACTATCGTTATCATTAGTATCAATTTTCCTGCTTAATTCCTCAAGAGTAGCAATTAACTGTTTTGTTTCTGTGTGATCCATTTCGCCATCTGCCATGGCATCTTTGTAGGATGTTATAAATTTACTAACATCTACTGAACTAGCAAGACCGGCCATAGCCGGATTAGACATTTTATTATAATCCGAGTCATAACCAAGTTTTGCACGAGTCATTTGAGCATAGGCCTGCATGTCAAACCCACTTGATCTTCTTAAATTTGTTTGACCTAAAGTTGGATCA